CGGACCTGGTGACACACCCAGCGGGTGTTTCATCTTTTCCGGGTTCTGCTGCGCTGGATCCCATTACACCAGGGAGGTTGGTGCGAACCTCTGAGAAGAGGATCGACACCTGGTTCTCGGGCGCGTTTAGTTACGGTATCCCTCTCAACTCGACAAGTCGAGAGGGTGCCGCATCTCTGGCAGCGGAGGCCGACAAACTATTCGGCATATCGCTAACGCCAGACGTGCTCTGGGAACTCGCCCCCTGGTCCTGGGCTATCGATTGGTTCAGTAACGTAGGAGATGTTCTTGCGAACATCTCAGACGGAATGAGCCAAGGCCTGGTGATGCATTACGGGTACGTTATGGAAAAGACTGTCCATACGCACACGTATACTGTAGAGGGCCTCCTTCAAGGAGGTAAACCTGTACAGCTTCCTCCGGTTAGGATTCATAACGAATCCAAAACCAGAGTGAAGGCTAACCCCTTTGGGTTTGGAGTAAGCTGGGATGGCTTGTCACCATTCCAACTCTCCATCCTCGCTGCGCTCGGTATTACACGAACGTAGCGTTGGACGGTTTGCACCGCCCATACACCCATATCGCTCACATATAGTGAGCAGAAGGAGCAATGCCCATGTTCACCGATCCGCAATCCGTTACCATTTCGGGTACCCCGATCAGTTTGCCCCGTGTTTCAAACGGGACGAACGAGTCAAAGTACTCGAGTGCTGACGGACTGGTAGACCTGTTGGCCTCCCACGCCTACGGGCGTAGGACTCGACGGGTCCTCCGGTTGGATCATTCGAAGGTTACCGCCGATGTGTTCATACCTGATCAGAATCGGGAAGTTTCGATGTCGGTTTATACCGTCTTCGATCTCCCGCCTGTCGGGTACACGAACACAGAGGCGAAAGCAGTCTATGATGGCTATAAAGCCTTCCTAGCTGCTTCTTCGGATGCCGCCATCACCAAACTTCTTGGTGGTGAAAGCTAGGTTTAGCAGAGTTCTCCCATTTCTACGATCTCTCTGGGACTCACAAGTCCCAGAGTACGTAGTAGGATCGCTGGTAGTAATACTAGCGATCTTTATATGGGTACAGGCTTCCTCTTACGACCCGAAGTTGGGTTGTAAGGGGGGCCTGTATGAGCTCTACTTACCGAGATCCTGCACCAAGGTGAACCAGTCTAACACGACTGGTTTCACCGGTGCGCAGCCCTACGTTCCGTGATGCTAGTTAGTCACTAGCCTCTCACGGGATAAGGGCTGTGGATTGGAGGCATTGGGCTAAGGAAAAGCTACCCCCCAACGATTAGTTAGGAGGGCTTTTGAAAAGCCTAATGTTGCTCTGGAAAACGCTTGCGCAAGAATGCGCAAGCTGGTGTCACACTAGCGCCACTCTCGACTGCAAAACAGTCGAGAGGCGGTCGAAGCACGAGGGTCTATCGTTTCTTACGATGACCTTGCCTTCCTATGGAAAAGACTTCGAAAGGAGTCTTGACCGTGGAAAGGTAGACGACGACCTTTTCTTGAGCTTTTCAAGAAGAGGCGGTCTCCCCAAGTTTCTTTGGGGTTTCCTTCGTCTTGTCTTCGACCAGACTAGTGGGTTGTTGCTGGACGTACCTGATATAGAGGCGATTCGATCCATACGTCAGCTAACGCTGATGTTCGGAAAGATGAACCTCGACTGCACACCCGAAAGGGTGCGTAGTGCGTTTGATCAGTTCGTCCAGTGTGAGCAGGATGTCAGAGCAATGGAATCAAACGTCTCGGAACCAATGTGGTTTCGGTTCGAACAGATTTCTATGCTCCTGTTTAGCAGCATGTTTTCTTCCATAGATCGTGAGATCTATGAAGGTCGACACGTTCCTAAACACGGACCAGGTGCGACAGCTGATGGACTCCGCGCTAATGCGAAGTTTCAGCAGTTCACTTGGCCCGGACGTCTTAACGAGTATTTCCCCATTGGGGAGATGCTCCTCCCAAATTCTCGTTACTACGAGAATTTGGAAGACGTCGACATCCTCGAGCCTGGCGCCGAAATTCCTGTAAAGGTCATTTCGGTGCCTAAAACGCAAAAAGCGCCACGGATTATCGCGATCGAACCAACTGCTATGCAGTATGCACAGCAGTCCGTTCTCAGCGAAATCCGCCGTGGCCTTTCGAAGGCAGACTACCTTCGGGCCATGATCGGAATACAGGACCAAAGCCCTAACCAGGCTATGGCTCTGAAAGGGTCCCAGTACGGGACTCTCGCTACGCTCGATTTGAGCGAAGCGTCCGATCGCGTTTCTTGCCTGCATGTAGAGCACCTCCTCTATAGATGGCCGCACTTGCGTGCGGCTTGTCTTGCGAGTAGGAGCTCGAAGGCAGACGTACCTGGTCACGGCGTTATGCCGTTGGCCAAGTTCGCGTCTATGGGCTCAGCACTCACTTTCCCAATGGAAGCCATGGTCTTTCTGACCATAGTCTTCTACGGGATTGACCGAGCGCTCAACAACACACTCTCCAAGAGAGATGTAAAGCACCTCTCTAGGTCGGTGCGTGTCTATGGTGACGATATTATCGTCCCCACGGACTATGTGTCTCACGTTGTTCAGGCACTACAGGACTTTGGTCTTGTAGTAAATGAGCGCAAGTCTTTCTGGACCGGTAGGTTCAGAGAGTCTTGTGGGAAGGAATATTATGCTGGCGAGGACGTTAGTATCGTCCGTTGCCGGCAGATGTTCCCAACCAAACGTGAGCACGCTCAGGGAGTCATCAGCATTGTTTCCCTTCGTAACCAGCTGTACAAGTCTGGTTACTGGGCTACGGTGCGATGGCTGGATGAATACATAGTGGGAGTGATTCGTCACTTCCCGACTGTGTTGCCATCCTCTCCCGTGCTGGGTCGCCATTCCTATCTCGGATTCGTTTCCGAGCGGACTGGTGAGCATCTACACAACCCCCTAGTCAGGGGATATGTAGAGTCGTCAAAACCACCCAAGTCACATCTGGATGGTTCTGGCGCCTTGCTTAAGTACTTCCTTAAGCAAGGGGTGAGGGATCGAGTAAACCCCGAAAGGGGCAAGCTCGAATACCTCTTCCCCGAGTCTGAGGAAGACCACTTAGAGCGTGCAGGACGCCCTCAGCGAGTCGACATCAAACTGAGGTGGTGTTCCGCCTACTAATAGGCGGCCGTGGCTAATCGCCACAGGGAGAAACCAAGCCAGCCACACTTGTGGCCTGTTGTCTTTCTCCG